TTAGTTAAATCATTTAGATCCATACCTTGAACATTGGTACTTGCTACATTTTCAAATGTAAAGTTACCTCGTTGCAATGTATTACCATCTGCTGCTCCACCAAATGTTCCTGAAGCTTCTGCTGGTAATGATGATGATAATCCACCATCTCTAACATTACCATTTTCATCTAAATAATCTACTGTATTATTTTGTACTGATACTCTAACATATTGTGATTTATTTCTATATGAACCACTATACTGAATATATGGATCATCTGCTGTACCTCTTACAGTAGCAACTGAATCACCTATCACTTTTGCAATATAATTTGATGAATTAGGATCTAATGATACACCGTTAAATTGTTCCATAATTACTTTAGAACCTTTAGTATCATTACCTCTACGTATTAATACGTTAAATGTACCTAAACTATTATTTAGTCCAGAAATTTCATATCTTAAATTATCTTTTGAACCAGATGCTAATGTATTATTTACACCTTCGGTATGAGTACCATCACCATCATCACTATTTTGAACTACACCATGTGCATGTGTATGTAATGTAAATGCTGTTGTATTTGCACCATCAACACCGCCTAGTAATGTTGTTTGTCCATGTACACCTACACCTGATACTCCTGCGTTTTCACTAAATTCATTACCAAAAGTAAAAGCTCCTGATGGGGCATTACTAGCAGATGCTAATGTAAGGTTTCCTGCGGTACCGTCAACTGATGCAGTAAGTGCGACAATTGAACCGTCTCCATATCCAACTGCTGATGCAGAAGCTACTACATTTAACCCGTGTAATGAACTACTATCATTAATAGCAGCTGCTAAATTTGTGGCATTATTGGTAGCATTCGAGCCTGATACAACAAATATTTGTGTTGCACTATTATTAAAGTTTACTACTGATTCTACAAATGTGAAATCTACACCACCAATTGAAACTTCATGTTCTTGATCCATTCCTAGACCGATTTGTAATGATGCAGAACTTACTGTTCCAGG